CAAGCAAGCGCGAAAGTCGCGCCACCGATGATTCGCCATGCGAGCGAGTGGATTTCTTTGTGGGACATCTGACTATCTCCTATCAAATACCGATTTGACCACAGTAAAAGGGGGTTGTCAACCCCCCTTCGCATTACTCGACGGGGATCAGGGTTCCAAAATCGTCGACGACGGCGTGAACGTTCCGGCACAGCGGGTAATGATTCGTGCCGTTGACTGCGCACAGCGTGATCAGCCAAGCGCCAGGACGAGCGATATCGTGCCAACGCTGGAATATCCACATCACACCACCACGCATCAAGCTGCCTGCCGCGTGGTCACCAGAGTAGATCCAGGTCGACGCTGGGGGGGTCGGGTAATCCAGAAACATACGTGCTCCGTTCTAGTGTCGGGAGTGACACTGGCAAGCCACCTGGGCTTGCCGCTGCCACCGCAGCGGGTTCGATTAGACGCGGCGTATGTCGGCGTAGTAAACAGTACGGGTCCGACCGTCAGGGTTACCGAAGCTCGCGTACGGACGAAGCTGGCCGGTCAAGCGCCACAGACGCAATCCGACCGACGGGTCGGTGTTGTCCTTGCGCCACTGATGTGCCCACTTGGCACGGTCGATTTGTGCGGCCTTGGCGGCGGCACGCGGGTCGAGACCGTGTTGGTCTTCGTAGTCGAGGGGGTCCCACACCTGGGTAAGGCCACGAGACCGGACCAGATTACGTTCGAACATGTCGGGCTCCTAAGGGGCTAGGGGTTAAGCGAGGTCAACGCCGAGAGCGGCGAGAGCGGATTCGAGCTTGTCGGCGAGGTCAGTCGAGAGACCGTCGACACGGGAGAGGTGCTGCACGACATCGGCGTAGTCACCACGGAGAAAAGCGGCCCACGTAAGTACGAGGGGGTCAACGTGCTCGTGGGGTCGGCCCAACTCGGCGAAGGCCTGCGCGATCAAGGCACCAAGTGCGAGCTGCTGGGGAAGGGGGGCTTGAGACATCTGGGACTCCTAAGGGGTTAAGGGGCTGGGTTTTGCGCGACCCAGTGCCTGTAGTATACCACGAGCACTGGGTCTTGTCAAGGTATCTCAGAGTGACCCTACAGTCAGCAGGGTCAAACCAGTCAGACGACCTTGAAGGAGGGGTGGACGCTGGACCAGTGATCGGCCGTCTTGCGCACGGCGTCGACGGTAACGAAACCAGACTTGACGGCGTGGCGGAGCTTGTTACGCAGGTTCATCGACTGCTGACCGGGGTTGAGGTGCAAGTAGGGGTTCCCCTCCAGGTTCAGCAGCTTGATGCAGACCTCGACCACGCGCTCACGGCTGAGAACCTGGAGAGCGTCGGCCACCACGTCACCGCAGTGAGGGTTACCGTTGGTGCCCTTGACGTAGTGACCGGCCTTAGAGCGCTCACGAAGGGCGAGCATCGGACCCGAGTAACCGAGGATCGGGGTGGCGTCGTTGGCCGTGGGGTGGCCGGTGACCGGGTCGACCCCCATGGACTCGCAAGCTGCCTCGAAGGAGACGCCGAGCACCTGGGCTTCTTCGCGAGCAGCGGCAAGGTTCGCGGCGTGGACCGTGTTGAGCGTGTCGGCGAGGGACTGGACGGCAGCTTCAGCGCTGGCGACCACCTCGGACTCGTCGGCGTCGCTGTCGGCCACCTCGTTGAGGTGAGCGCGAAGGGCTTTCTTGCTGGCGACCTTGCGTGCCTTGTCGGCAGCGGCGGCGCGAGCGACCTGCTCGGTGGACTGGTTCAGGGACTTGATGGGTTGGCGCCTGTTCACGGTGGACTCCTAAGGGGCTAAGGGCTGGGCGTCTTGCTCCAGTACCTGTAGTATACCACCGGCGAGGGGGTCTGTCAAGTACTCGTTAGATCACCCTACGGAGCGTAGGGGCATTAGCTAGGGACTAAGGACGGAGGGGGGGCGATAGGAGACGCCTATAGGACGAGAGGGTATACCCACTCCAGGCAGCTGGAGTATCCCCCCTGGAGTGGGGGTGGAGTGGGGGGGTCCGGAGGTGGAGTGGGGGGGTATACTAGCAAGAAACGTGCCAGATCGAGGAGCCCCTTGCACTAAGACAACATACCCGCTGGAAGGGGGATACTCCAGACCCCCACTCTAGGGGGGGCTCCAGTCGGCGGGAGTGGGGTCTCCCCGTCGGGGATATATACCCACTCCACCCCACTCCACCTCTCTAGACATATGTGGGGTCGTAGGGTAGTAGCGGAGGGGTGTGGGGGGAGGTCTGGATACCACGTGGACGACGGAGTAGGTCTCGAGATATGGAGTGGGGTGGAGTGGGGGGGTATCCCCCTCGCCCCGATAGACGGAAACTATCGCAACACGTACTTCGATAGTGAAGTCTCGAGCGTGTTTAGCACAGCCGTGGTCAGCCGTCAAGCCCCCCGGTCTTTGACCCTACGGTTTGTAGGGCGATTTCGTGGGTACTTGACGGCTGATCCTTGGTCTGGTATACTTCAGTCACTGGCTCAAGACGACCAGCCCCCTTAGCCCCTTAGGAGTGACGAAGTGAACAACACCCGCAACCCCCTCACCCGTCTCCTCGCTGCTCTGACGCAAGCGAAGCTCGCGACCCTCGGCGCTCAGCGTGACCTCGTGCTCCGTGCCTCGCAGCAGGCCCGTTCGCTTCGCTTCGCTGACTGCGCCACCACCCTTAGCTTCGTCGACGGCCTGCCCACCGACCTCGCCGACCGAATCGAACAAGCGCTCAGCGACCTCGGGGTTGACCTGACCTAAGCCCCCCGGGCTTCGCTTCGCGAGCTTCGCTTCGCGGCCGGCGAGCGCCGGTCGAAGTGAAGGTATACCCCCCGGAGATCCACCCGCGAACCGACCAGCCGGCGCCGACGTTAACGTAGGTTTCTTCCGAACTAGAAAATATCTAGAATATGCCTTGTCATACTCGATCCGTGGTACACATTCCATGGTACTGGTTTTCTGTGGTATACTCTGAGAATGAGTGAAAGTATCGTCGAATTAGTAGATCAGCCAGTCACGCCGTCGACGATTTTGACGGTTGCTGAACACGATGAACTGCCCCTAGTTCCATTGTCTGTCGACGAAGATTCTTTTTGTCTGGCGATGATCGAGTGTTCCGGCAACGTGGCCGCCGCTTATCGTATGGCGTTCGGCGAGGAGGCACAATATCCCGGCAGCAAGGGCAAGGAACTTCTTTCACGGCCGAATATCCAATCTCGTATCCGTGAATTATCGACGGTTGTCGAAGACACGACGTTATTCAGTCTCGGCACGCACCTGATGGAATTGGCGAATATACGAGATATGGCGAAACTTCAAGGCCAGTTGAAGGTAGCGCTGCAGGCAGAACGTACGCGGGGCGAAGCCACGGGCTTATATCAACAGAAGCCACAAAACACCGGACAAACGTTGGTTCAGGTGAATATGGTCAGCAAATACGACGTCAGTATCTGATGGCGGAATTCAAGCTCACGGGTCGACAAGAAGAAGCACACGCCGTCTTGGCGGGTGCAGCCACGCACGGCATGTTGTTCGGCGGTAGTCGAAGTGGCAAGACGTTTCTTCACGTACGGAACACCATACTCAGAGCCATGAAGGCGCGTCGTTCACGCCATGCGATTCTGCGGTATCGTTTCAATCATATCAAAGCATCCATCATCCTGGATACTTTTCCAAAAGTGATGGAGTTGTGTTTCCCGGGCGTAGAATATACGCTGAACAAAACCGATTGGTTCGTCACTTTACCGAACGAATCGGAGGTGTGGTTTGGCGGTCTTGACGACAAAGAGCGCACGGAAAAAATTCTGGGGCAAGAGTACGCGACGATTTATTTCAACGAGTGTAGTCAGATTCCGTTCAACTCCCAGGCTATCGCGATCACCCGACTGGCACAAAAGGCGGAAATCGCGCCAAACGAATATTTGACACCACGAGCATTTTATGATATGAACCCGACGGACAAGATCCATTGGACATATCGAATGTTCATTCAGAAAGTCGACCCGGAAACGAAAAAACCACTTCCGGACCCTGATAAATATGTGTCGTTTCAGATCAATCCTGAGGATAACCTCGAGAACCTGAGTAGCACATATATCGACACTCTGCGAAGCCTTAGTCCGCGCCTGCAAAAGCGATTCTTGCGAGGTGAGTTTACTGACGGCACACCGAACGCACTGTTCAACGACCAACTAATTGAAACGTGGCGGGTGTTGAACGGCGACATACCTGATCTGGTGCGGGTCGTAGTCTCAGTCGATCCTTCCGGATCAGGCGACGACGCGAGAAGCGAATCGGACGCGATCGGCATAATGGTGGTCGGGCTTGGGACAGATGGTAACGCATATGTACTCGAAGATCTGACAGTGAAAGCCGGTCCAGCGACCTGGGGGCGGGTCGTTGTCGACGCATACGTCCGTCACGAAGCAGATATATGCGTCGGCGAAGGTAATTACGGCGGCGCGATGGTGTCGTACGTCGTCAGAGCAGCCGCCAATGCACGTCACGCCCGAGTCGCATATAAACAAGTCACAGCCACTCGTGGAAAAGTCGTACGAGCAGAGCCCGTGTCGGCACTCTATGAACAAGGTAAAGTGCGACATGTTGGGTATTTGCGTGAACTCGAAGAGGAATTATCGGGATTCACGACAAACGGCTATACTGGCGACCGTTCACCAAACCGTGCCGACGCACTGATTTGGGGTATCACCGAATTATTCCCGGCGATCGTATCGCCGCTGAAGCCAGGACAAAGTAGTTCAATAATCGTGTTGCCTACTGTTAATCATTGGCGATAAGGACACACCATGCCACGCATTTCTCAGACGGAACGCCACAGTCGCATCGTACAAGAAGCGCTGCGAGAGTTCGACAACATCCAGTCCGCTATGAAAGACGAGCGGCTGCAATGTCTACAAGACCGTAGATTCTATTCGATCGCTGGCGCCCAATGGGAAGGCCCGTTGGGTGATCAATTCGCGAACAAGCCGCGATTCGAGGTCAACAAGATCGCGTTGTCGGTACAACGTATCTTCAACGAATATCGTAACAACCGCATCGCCGTCAATTTTATCAGCAAGGATGGTGCGGAAGACGACTCGTTGGCCGACACATGCAATAAACTGTACCGAGCCGACCAGCAAGACAGCAGCGCTCAAGAAGCGTACGACAACGCGTTCGAAGAGGCAGTGGGTGGTGGGTTCGGTGCCTGGGAACTTCGACCGGTCTACGAAGATGAAGAAGATCCCGAGAACGAATACCAGCGCATCCGAATCGAACCTATTTACGACGCCGACTCGTCGGTGTTCTTCGATCTAGAAGCCAAGAGGCAAGACAAAGCTGACGCGACGCGGTGCTTCGTATTGACGAGCATGACTCGCGACGCATACAAGGAAAAATATAACGATGATCCGGCCACGTGGCCGAAGGAAATCTATCAATACGAGTTCGACTGGTGTACGCCAGACGTCGTGTACGTGGCTCGATATTACCGTGTCGAGATGGTCACGGATACGGTAATCACTTTCGAGATGGTCGACGGGACCGAGCAAAAATACAAACAATCGGAATTGTCTGACGACGAAACGGAAAAGCTGGAAGCGATCGGCGCACGAGAGACTCGACGCCGCACAATCAAGCGGAAGCGCGTTCGTCTTTATATCATGTCGGCCAGCCGAATTCTCGAGGATGTTGGCTATATAGCCGGTTCTTGTATTCCGGTGATTCCGGTCTACGGCAAGCGATGGTTCATCGATAATGTCGAACGCTGCATGGGCCATGTCCGCATGGCAAAAGATGCCCAACGTTTGGGTAATATGCAACGCAGCAAGCTCGGTGAAATCGCGGCTCTTTCGAGTGTTGAAAAGCCGATCTTCACACCGGAACAGATCGCCGGCCACCAAGTCATGTGGTCCAAGGATAACTTGGAAAACTACCCTTACCTGCTCGTCAATCCTGTCATGGGACCAGATGGTAACATGCAGGCGGGCGGACCGGTCGCATACACCAAGTCAGCTCAAATCCCACCCGCTCTTGCAGGGCTTTTGCAGGTCACCGAGCAAGATTTGAAAGACATGCTGGGTAACCAAGAGCAGGGTGACCGCATCGTCAGTAATGTCAGCGGTCGAGCCGTCGAGATGGTACAACAACGGCTCGACATGCAGTCGTTCTTGTACATTTCGAATTTTTCGAAGGCGTCGCAGCGGGAAGGTGAAATCTGGCTGAGCATGGCCCAAGACATTTACGTCGAGTCTGGGCGCAAGATGAAGGGTCTGGGCGATCAGGGCGAGTTATCATCAGTTGAGTTGATGAAGCCGGCTATCGATCCCGCCACCGGTAAAGTCATTTCTGAAAACGATTTGAGCCGCGCCCGACTAGATGTCGTGTCTTCTGTCGGTCCTTCGTTCACGAGTCAACGAGCTGCCATCGTCCGAGGTCTAACGGGCATGATGGCAATTACCCAAGACCCGCAGACTCAATCGGTCTTGCAAGCCATGGCGATCATGAACATGGAAGGCGAAGGACTAAAAGAGGCTCGCGAATACTTCCGTAGGAAGCTGGTCGAAATCGGCGTCGTGAAGCCGACCGAAAAAGAAGCAGAAGCCCTGATGGCAGCTGCTCAGAACAAGAGACCAGACCCTAACACGATCTACCTGGAAGCTGAAGCGCAGAAGGCGGTCGCGCTCGCAGAAAAGGCTCGCGCTGATGTCGTCAATGTTATGGCGGATTCCCAACTCAAGCGCGCCAAGACGGAAGAGGTGCTGTCGAATATTCAATTGAATTCCGACAAAAGTGACCTCGACGCCATCGAAATCGTTCGTGACATGATGACTGGAGCCTGAGCATGGACCCGAGAATCAAAGATCTGGCTTTCGGTGCAGCATTGAATTCGATTTTGCGTTCAGCCAGCATGGGCACCAATATGGGCGCGGAGCTACGCCGAATTGGTACATTGCCGCCCCCCGGAACGACACCTGAATCCGGCCCAATGCAAGCCGTATCGCAACGACCAGGAATGGGGCTTGGCGGCACTGAAATCAGTCCTGACTCCGGTGGGATCGGTGATGTTACTGGGTCTACCGCACCTTTTGGAAATCCCCAAACTGGCATCACCGATTCGTTCGGTGTTCCATTGACGATGGCCGATCTTGTCGGTCGCGGTGTCGATGTTTTGTCATTGATGACCAATCCGATAAGTTTTTTGGCTGGTACAGCCCTAACTGGAAAAACTGCTGGTCAAAATATTAAGGGAATGTTGACTCCCGTAACGACTGCTACTCCGGTCATTTCGATGGCCGAGATTGCAAGTCAATTCGGTCAACAGCACGGTATCTCGCCGGCAGAGGCGATGGCGATTCTTAGCGGTGGGTCACATACCGAAATGAGTGGCACGCCGGGACCATCCGCCGATACCAGCAATGATGGCGGTATTGGAGAATCCGGAGGCAGCGTCGGCGCAGGAGTGGGCGTCATGTGACGCTAGCGGCAACCACACAGCCGTTAATGTGTGAGACGGAGAAATTGATGAGTACCGAAGTTGTTCAAGAAGTCGAGACGCCGGCCCAGCAGCTTGAAGCGCCGAGCGAGGGTTCACATGATGGAGCCGCACTCGAAAATCCCGGTG